ATATTGATATGTGTTATAGTATTATTGATAAATACAAAAAACAAATTAAAAAACACATATTAAGTCAAAAAGATAAACCATCACAACACGGGTGGAACGAAATACTCGTTAATCAAATTAAAATTAAAGATGTGTTTTTATTAAAGAGAAGTGATTATCCAAAAGTTAGAAAAGCAGCAGAAAAAATTGCAACAGGTCAAGTTACCGTAGGTTCACCAGCAAAATTTAGAAAATGGTATAGTGAACGAGGTGGTATCATTAATGAAGCAAAAAGAATTCCAAGAAAAAAAGGACAACATCGTGGTTCATCAAGTCATTCAGATTTATACACAGACGAAAACCCAAAAGGAACAATACACGGATTAAAGTTCGCTACCGTAGATGACGCAAAAAAATCCGTTAGTAAAATCAAAGGTAGTGGTAAATCTCACGCTCACAAAATACAAGCAGCAGTTGCTATGGAACAACGAGCAAAAGAAATGGGTAAGACAGCTCAAGCAGCAGTCTATCGTGCTTACATCAATCAAATGAAAAAGAAAACCAAAGAAAAAAATGAAATGGCTATCCCTTCACCGAGTCGTGCAGCAGTCAAGAAAAACAAAACCGATAGTATGTCTGGATATAAAAAAATTAATGAACAAAAAGAAATTAAAAAAATAGTGGCAATTTATCCAGGTCGTTTTCAACCATTTGGCCCACACCACAAAAAAGTATTTGATTCATTATCAAGACAATTTGATGAAGTGTATATTACTACATCAGCAATACAACAAATGCCACGACACCCATTAAGTTTTAATGAAAAGAGAAAACATATGATGAAAATGGGAGTTCCAAGTAGTCGTATTTATCAAGAGAAAGTTCCTTATGTAGCAAACAACTTATTGAAAAAGTTTGACGAAGATACCACAGCAGTAGTTTATGTGTTCGGAGCAAAAGACGCTGGTAGATTAAAAGGTGGAACAAAAAAGTCAGGTGGATTAACTTATTATCAAGACTTTAAGAAAAATATTAATGATTTAAAAGGTTTTGAAGAACACGGATACATTTATACAGCACCAACCGTAAAAGTTAGTGGTATATCAAGTGGAACAGAAATTCGTAATCTATTAGGTAGTCCAAAGTTTGATGAAAAGAAAAGAGAAAAGATATTCAAAAAAACATTTGGATACTTTGATAAATCAACATATGAAATGATGACATCAAGATTTGGTAAGTTATTTGAATTTTACCAACAACCACAAGTAAAAAAGATTTTAAAAGAAGCAAGTGCTTTTGGTGGAAACTTTAATGCCAGCATAATGTCAGACGAAGGTATGTATGATTTCTTTGGTTCATTGGACGATTACTTTAGAGTATCACCAGAACACGCAAAAGTTTTAGATTGGGAACTTATAGGTTTTCCAATTAGAGATACAGCTGATATGTCATTTACCATTATGGCAGATGACTACGAACAAGACCGTACCAAGACCGTAACATACGGAAGAACTATTAATCAAAATAGAAAAAATACAGATAGTGTTGCTAATCCATTTCCTAAATATAAAGAGGAACTAACTAAAAATTTAGAAAACCTTACAAATTATGGTTGGGAAATTATCAAATTCTTTGGTGAAGAATCAAAAGAAACAGCAGGTATTGTTAAAAAAGTAAAAGATATTGCACCTGAAAAAGAAACACCACTATTAACAAAGAAGGACATTACTAAAAGTGTAGAGGATACGAAGAAGAAATTAGCTGAAAGTTTTGTTCAAGATGTTAAAAAGGTCTTTTTAACTGAGGGTGGGGCATACGGACATATGAATCATCCATTTGATGATAATAATTTGACATTTTCAGATTTGAAGAACATAATTATTATAGGGTTAAGTGGAAAGCTTAATCGTGAAGATAATGTTTCTGAAAAACTTGACGGACAAAATCTAATGATAAGTTGGATAGACGGAAAGTTAAGAGCAGCCCGAAACAAAGGACACTTAAAAAATAGTGGTAAAACTGCACCAACAACAGCAGGTATAGCAAGTATGTTTGCAGGAAGAGGTAATATTAAAAAAGCTTTTGTAGGTGCGATGAGAGATTTAGAAAAATCAATAGGTTCATTATCTAACAAACAACAAGAGAAGGTATTTGGTAATGGAACCAAATGGATGAATTTAGAGGTTATATATCCACAAACAGCAAATATAATTGACTATGATGTTGCTGAAATAGTATTTCACGGAACTACCGAATATGATGAAAGTGGTAGAGCAAAAGGATACTCAAAAGAAGCAGCCCGTATGTTACAAGGTATGATACAACAAGTAAATCAAAATATACAAAAAACATTTAAAATTAGTAAACCTAATTTCTTAAAGACAAGTAAAGTTCAAGACTTTGGTAAAAAGAAATCTACATTTTTAAATAAGTTAAATAAATTACAAAGTCAATTTGCATTAAAAGATACCGATACATTAGGTATGTATCATCAGTCATTTTGGCAAGAATATATTTTTAACGCAGCAAAACAATTCAATGTATCTTTAAAAGATAACCAATTAGTCAATTTAACTAATCGTTGGGCATTCTTTGACAAATCTTATGCAATAAGAGACATTAAAAAAGACTTCAAAGACAATCCAAAATTTATTGATTGGGTAATCAATACTGATAAACTTGACCATAACAAAATGTTTAAACAAAATATTAAACCATTTGAAATATTGTTTTTCCAAGTAGGAGCAGAAATACTAAAAAATATGTCAGGTTTCTTAGCAGTATCGCCGGACGCAGCAGTTCAAAAAATTAAATCAGATGTAGATAAAGCATTAAAAGATTTACAAAAACCAGACAATATTAGTAAATTAGAAAAATTAAAATTACAAATAGAAAAATTAGAAGCTATCGGTGGTTCAAGTGCAATTGTCCCGAGTGAAGGATTGGTATTTAAATACAAAGGTAATATATACAAGTTCACAGGAGCATTCGCACCAATTAATCAGATATTAGGTAGTTTAAAATTTTAAGGAGTTATATGGCAAATTATAGTAAAGAATCAGAAAGACAGAATAAAGCGCTCAAAGATTTAATGAGTGGTAAAGAACACGAAAAAGATTATGTTCAAGTAGGATACGAAGGAAAACAAGAAAACCTTGGTGGTAAAACAAGAGAGTCAGAACTAAGTGAGGTAATGCAAAAAGCTAGAATGCCTTGGTTTTGTCCTAAGTGTAAAAAGGCGATGAAGAAAAAACTTGATAACAAGTTTTGGAGAATGGTAGGACATTGTTTTGATTGTCAAGTAGATATAGAAAACAAATTAAAAGTTAAGGGTAAGTTTGACGACTATGCAAATACTAAAATGTTAGAAAACCAAAAAGCCCAACTAAGAGATTTAGAACAAAGTTTAGATGACTTTGAAAATACAGGTGGTAAAAAAGAATGGTTTAATCAAGTTGGTGTTAATAATCCAGAACTTGAAAAAGAAACTTGGGAAATGGGTGAAGAGCAATTTGAAAAAACTATTCAAGAAGCAAGAGATTTCATAAAAGAAAAACGAGAAATCGTAGAAAAAGCAGAACAACAAATACAAGGAGCAAACTAATGGGAATCATTAATGCAATACTAAATCTATTTTTTGGTGGTAATAAAAAACAAGAGGTCAAAGAATTAGATAAAGCAATTAAAGTTAAAGACAATGAAGTGAAAGAACTTGAAAAAGAAGTAAAAGTTCTTGAATCTAAAAAAAGAGTTAACAAGAAAGAAGTAGCAAAATTAAAAAGAAAAGTTACTACTACTAAAAAACAAATTGAAAAAGCATCTGAAGCAGTAAAAGAAGATAATGCTGACGAAGCAGTAAAATTTTTGAAGAAGTTTAGTAAGTAGTATATATTTATATATATGAGATATTTAATATACATATTATTATTGGGAACATTGTTTTCCCAAGAAGTTGATACAACTAAAACCTATACCTTTACTGAGGAAGAAGTTTTAGGATTTACAAATACTATTAAGGAATTAGAACTAAAAGATAGTTTAAATGTTTCTTTGGTAGGAGATTTGGAATCACAAATTAAACTTTTTGAGGAAACATCAGTCATAGATTCTATGTTGATTGCAAATAAAACAACTCAAATTAATCTACTAAAAGACACCAACAAACTACTTGAACAAAAAGTAAAACTTGTCCAACCTAAATGGTATGAGAATAAATGGTTATACTTTACATATGGAGTAGTGTTGACTGCCACATCAGTTAGATTGGCAGGTCAAATAGTAGACTAATGGCAGAACAAATAAAAGAAGTAATCAAACAAGAGTATGTAAAATGTGCACAAGACCCTGCATATTTTATGAAAAAGTATTGTATGATACAACACCCTATACAGGGTAAAATACCTTTTGAATTGTATGATTTCCAAGAAAAGTCAGTTCGTGAGTTTAAAGATAATAGGTTTAATATTATTCTAAAAGCTCGTCAGTTAGGTATATCTACATTGACAGCAGGATATGCTTTATGGATGATG